ATAACATCAGTTTTCTGAGGCGCAAAGTCTGATAAGCGTATTTTATTTGATTTTGCCATTAACCGATCACATCCTTGAGGGTAGAATTATATTTCTCTTTATCTGCATAATATTTTTTCGCATTTTGAACCACGATAATAAGTGTAGAGTTTTTTTCACGTGGAAAATTTACAAGATCAAGAGACTTTTGGATGGTATCACTTGAAAACTCACCATATAATTTTCCAATAGCGTTATTTAAAAATGGTGATATCATACTTTCGATACCGTCAAAATCTAAAAATACTTTATCATTTGCGCGGATCGCCTCTGAAATTAGTTCGTATACTTTCTTTCCCTGTTCCTGTGTTAATGCTGAAGGAGAATCAAGAACATTAGAAACATTAATTATTCTTTCCATAAAATTACCTCCTAAAAAATAGAATTTGAAATTATTTCATTTGTAAGGTGATAACTACTTTCGTCAGTTAAATTGAATGCCATGGTTACAATAGTACCAGGAAAAGAAATGGATAATTGTTTGTAACGTTTTCCATAGTGATTTTGTTCGAATGCTTCTTCACCAGATACTATATATAACTCCCCATTGTTTAAACCTATGAATTCAGAAAGGAGATATAACCCTAGTCCTCTAGGTTCATCATAATTTTTGGTAGAATGCCCTGACTGTAATGCCCATGCCAAAGCATAATCAGGATTTTCTAATTCGATATCATATTTTTGACAGTAGTTTTTTACGTTATACGGAATAGTTTCGCCGGAGTCTGTTACAGTAAAATATAGCAATCCTTTTTTAGGAAAAAACTGTCCGCAGGTAAAAAGAGATTGACTGTGCGTGTGCTCATGTACATTATTAAATATTTCCAAAATATTGTCAATTATTTGATTTTTTACTCCGGAAGACATTTGAGGTAGATCATTTCGATTAAATATGCTAATTGTAATATATTTTTCAAATTGATCAATTTCGGTTACATCGAATATTCTATATGGAATAGTGGTGTTATTAATATCAGGAAGCATGTCATAAGAAAGATGTCTTCCAAAACCATTTTTTCGAATTATATTAAGTAATTTCGGAGACATATTTCCAACCAATATACGAATTTCTGGATGTTGGGCATGAAAGGTTGATAGAATACAACCCAAAACTGAAAATTGATTGGCTGAAATAAAAGCAGCGTCTTCAAAATTTAAAAGTAAAGTATCTCCGTCAAAGCTATGTATTTCATGAAATAAGTTTGCAAGCGCTTGATGAGATGAGAAAGAGGTATGAAGGGTTGATATTTTTACAGTTTTGGTAGTGTTATTCATGGTAGTACCTCAAATTTAGTTATTTAATCGTAATTCAATCAATTTCTGATGGTATCCGGCCATTCTGGATATCTGCTCAATAGTAAATTCTCTGTATTCATCAAAGAAGGAATCTGGCAACAGTAGCTCCATAGCAAACTTATTCGCTTCGATTTCCTTCTTTGAATTTAATAAAAGCGTTTTATTTCTAATAAAGTAACAGTTCTCTTTCCGGTGCAGGAGAGCATGACCAAGCTCATGAGCCATGACCAGACGTTGTTCGTGTTCCGGAAGATTTCCATTAATGAATATGTAGCGGTGATTTTTCAGGAACATGTAGCATCCTTCGAATTGCAGGTTACAGATCTGGTAGAGAATACCAAGCTGATCGGCAATGGCGAAAGGGTCTGATGTTCTTGTTTTTCTTTTATAGTACGAAACGATCTTCTTGATGTCACGATTCAAGCATCTCACCTACTTCTTATATTTCTTTGGCGTGTATTTTTCTTTGTTGATGATCTTCAATCGCTTCAGGGCAATCTCTAACTCATCCCGGAACAGCTCTGCGGCATCTGGGCTGAGCTCTTCACCGTTGTAACTGGCAGGGCCATCTTCACCGGCAGTGAGTTTCTCCATGATGTTGTCCAGGTCTTTGGCGATGTCACGGTTGTCTTTTGAAGTAAGAACGGATTCAGAACTGCTTTCTTTTCCGTTCAGTAGAAATTCAGATGTTACGTCAAGGAAGTCTGCAATCTTTTGAATTTTGTCAGCACTGGGAGTTATATTTTTGAATTTACTTATATAACTTCTTGCAAATCCAAGTTCTTTTTCCAGTCTGTTTATAGAATATCCCTTTGCTTTGGCGGCTTCCTTTACGTTTTCGTAAAGTCCCATAGTAAGTTCCTCCAAATTTTGCGCAATTTACTATTGACATACGCCATATCTTGTGTATAATAAAATTACAAGTTGCGCAAGATATTGCGAAAGTCAAAGATAAAAAATAGCGTTCTATATTATATTGGTCACGCTTTTAATATAGAATATTTTGCGCAATTTGTCAATGAAAAACGCAATATTTTGCGAAAAAAACAAAGGAGGTGCAAAATGCCAATTTATACAAATATAAAGAAAACCTGTAAACAAAAAGGTATTTCGGTAACAAAGCTGGAAGCCGATTTAGGATTTGCGAGAAGTACTATTTATAAATGGGATACACATCAGCCTGGAATAGGGAAACTCAAGAAAGTTTCTGACTACTTAGGAGTAACCATGGAATATCTTTTGTCAGATCAGAAGGAGGCGAGTTGAAAATGCTGATTAATATAAAAGGAAAAACAGAAGTGCTACAGGATCTGGAAAAAGCAAAAAAGCTGATTGATGAAGCTGGAAAGATTCTGTACCACATGCCAACAAAAATTGAATTTGAGGTAGGCGGTACAGAAAAAGAATCAGATGCTATTCGGCCTGATTTAGATAATCAATAATTTCAGAGAACATATAGTGACAATTCCTGGAAAGAGTGTCAAAAAGACTCTGATATTCAGGTGGAATAGAAGGATCATTGATCATTTTTTGAAACTCTGCGGAATAATGGTCAAGATGTTCGCGAAGATCATTGGTTGTGATTTTTTCCATAGAAATCGCTCCTTTCATTTTACTCAGGCATGGCAGTGCCCTGTAACACAAGGATAGAAGCAGAAGAAAAGAAAGTCAACAGCAGATTACAGAATACCTGCTGTCAGACCAGAAGGAGGTGAGCTGAGATGAGTAAAATAGGCATAGTGTATGCCAAAGAAGTACCTATGATCAAGGTCAAACAGGTAAAAGAGATTAATGGAAAAGGAACCCCTCTGCATACCGTAATCCAGTATTGGACAAAAGATGGAATACTTGTTGCAGAGGGTAAGGCGAATCAATGTGATGAGCCTGGAATATAAAGGAGGAATAATTAGGAGGTGAACCGAGATGACAATTTCAGAAGCAGTAGCAAGAGCATTGAAAGAAAATAAATCAATAACGAGATCCGGCTTACGAGATTTTGGATTCGAAGTCTTGCCAACGGATTCCAGCGACTGCTGTTATATCATTTCAACAGATAAAAAGCAGAAACCGGCAAGATGCTGGAATCCCACAGCTAACGATTTAGTGGCTGATGACTGGGAATTAGTTATCAGGGAAATAAATTTGGAAACAAAGTCCGCTGTCAGAGCAGAAGGAGGAGAAAAAAACGTTAGAGAGTCCTAGAAACAGAATTAACGGAACAGACGAATTTATGGTTCAGAGATCAGCAGCTCGAATTTTAGAAGAGATGCAGAAAAGTGGATGGACGCAGGGAGAGGCTGAATTACTTCCAAAATATTTGGAATCCGCAATAAAACAAAATAGTGAACGGATCAGAAAACTGAAACCATTCGCTATATGCGAGATTACAAAAGAATCTCTTTGACTTCTGAAACTGTTCCGTCGTAATTAGCAGCAATCATTTCAAGAGTTGTTTCAGTGTCATCAGGATGCAGTTCTTTATGAATATTGTAGAGTAAGGCAATATTGTGAACTGCGATTTCTTTTTCACTCATGTAGCTATCTCCTTTCAGATTACTTGGGCATGGCAGCACCCTGTATATACAGAATAGGAGTACGCCGTCGAAACTGCAAGAAAAAGCGTTCGACAAAATAGTGAAAATTTTATAAACACAAAAATCAATACATTCATAAGATACAACAGAGGTGATAAACATGAAAGATATTGAATTTATCACAAGAATCCAGGTAAACGGAGAGAAAAGAGAGCTCACGAAAGAAGAAGCGTCAGAGTTGCTCCTCCGGCGTGTAAAAGAAGCCCTGGAAGGAATGAACTACGAAAAGACAGCATAAAGGAGGAACACATGACAGCACAGCAGGTAAGCAGATACATAGAGCTGGTAAACAGACGGACACAGATCCTGAACCACAGTGGAGTGGACTGGAAACCGGAATATGGCCTGGAATTGAACCAGATAGAGAAAGAACTTGCAGAGCTTCGCCCTCTTGTAGATGCAGAACATCAGAAGAGAGGAGGCGAACCAAGATGCAAAAGAACCTGATTATCAGCATGATCGCAGGCCAGTTTGCAGCGTTGCTTCCAATCTGGGACTGGGGAGATAAACTCACATTCCTGACAGGAAGCATCTGCATAACAATCGTGACCATGATCGCGATCACATGGCTGGAGGACAAAACAAAAGCAATAAAAAGAGCCCTCACATCTGCAAATGTAAAGGGCTTAAGTAACTAAGACAAATTTAGTATATCAAATTCACAGGAGAAATCAAGAGGTAAAAAATGATTAAAGTAAAAACAACAGATGGATGCACACAAACAACGTTCGAAGGAGACAGCCATCTCCTTCTGGATGAGCTGACAGTTGCCGTTGCAGCCTTTATGCAGATTCTTATTGAAGATTGTGATGCGACAACCGAGGAAGCTGAACGGGAAATAAAGAAAAGCTGCATGAACGGTATCTGTTTCGCAGAACACCGATTAAAACACAAAACGAAATAAAAAAAAGGCTCAGGCGGTGCAACACCTGAGCCAGGACCAACCGGCCCCTGGAGTAAATCAGTTTACATAAATATAACACCAGGGAGCCGGAAAGTCAAGCATCCGGCGGTTATGTACCGCTATATTTTTAACCTTTTTTGAGGGACCGAAAGATCCTTTTAGACCTTGATTAAGATATTAAAGTTAGGACAAGAGTATGGCGACAAAGAGGAAAGAATACCGGCTGCGGGGTGGAGATATCATTGACCGTGAAGAGTTTCCGGATATAAGGCACGGTTCCCCTGGAGGAAAGCGGTTAGAAAAGAAAAAACCAACGAAAGAGGATATGCAGAAAGTCAATGCAGCCAATAAAGAACGAAAAGCCAGACAACGCCTTCTGGAATATTTTAATCCGGGGGATGTATGGGCAACATGGACATATCTGGTGGAAGAAAGACCGGCAAGCATGGCAGCAGCTGTAGATGACTTTGGAAGAGCAATGCGCATAGTCAGAAGAGAATATAAGAAGAGGAACCGGGAACTGTTCTGGATCAGGAATATAGAGAAAGGGACAAAGGGAGCCTGGCACATACACATCATAGTCAATGAGATCGGAGACACTGCAAGCATCATACAGAAAGCCTGGAAAAAGGGCGGAACGTGGTTCACTGAGATCAGAAAAAGCAAATTCTATGATGAGGATTTTTCAGACCTGAGTAACTATATCACGAAAGATAAAAACACACAGGAGAAGAAAAAAGACGGAAGTCTGGCAAAACCCAGGATTGCAGAATCAAGTTATAACACATCAAGGAACATGCCGCTTCCAGAACCACGAGTACAGAAACTTGTACGGTGGCAAAAAGAGCCGAAACCGATAAAAGGCTATTACATTGCCCGGATCCACGAAGGGATCAATCCAAAAACAGGATTTAAATACAGACATTACACCATGATCCGCCTGAAACCACGAAAAGATACCGGGTGGAGTGGGGCAAATATTGAACGGATGCAGATTTGAGAGGAGAAAAGATTTTGAAAGTAGACATATACATTGAAACCAGCAGCCAGTTCCAGGGAAAAGTGGAAAGAAAATGTGGATATGTGCTCTCAACTCTGCTCAGAGGTGGGGAAGAAACAAGAAAACATTTTGGAACGGTATCCGGTACATATCACCAGGCAGTACTGCTTACAATTGCAGATGCTCTGGAACACATGACAAGATCCTGTAAGATCTGTATCCACACAAGAGATCTGTATGTAGGCAGCAGACTGGAAAAGATCACAGAAATGGCCGGAGCCGGATGGATGGATTCAAAAGGGCAGCCGATCAAAAACAAGGAAGAATGGCAGCAGGTATACAAGGCTATGAACGCTCTTCCGGATCCGCACGAGATCACCGCAAAGACAGAGAAACACAGTTATTCCATGTGGCTGCGAGAGGAGATGAAGCACCGTGAATGTGGAAGAATACTGGGGCAAGGGCTGGAGCCTGCGCCCGGAACAGGACATATTAACAATGGAATGTCTGGGTACCATTACTAAATCAGGTACCCGGTTTACATACTACAAAGACGAAAAAGGAGGAATATGGTTTGATGATGAACCGATCGGAGGAAAACCAGAATGGATGCAGAGAGCAGACAAGGAACGAAGACGAAGGCATAGACGGCATTCTTGAGGAATTAATGGCACATGTCTGCGATGAATTGTGCAGGTTTCGAGAAGAAATGCAGGGAGATTTGATGGACAGGATATGCGGACGTTGCGGATTACAACAGTATACTGACAGAATCCGGGAGGAATATGAGAAGATCAATAACTTTGATAAGAGCCAGACCGGTCAGCTTATGAACAGATATCGTAAGATCACACTCTGCAAAGACTGCAGGTACAGAGCTAAAGGAAAGTCAGGATATCACTATTGTAGAACAGGGTTTGGCCTTCCAGTTGTACCGTTGAGAGAAAATGATGGATGCAGCAGGGGAGAGGAAAGATAAGGAGGATATCATGAGAACAATAGCAATCATCAATTTAAAGGGCGGTGTGGCCAAGACCACATCAAGCATTAACATCGCATACATACTGATGCGGAAAGGATACAAGGTGCTTCTGGTTGATAATGACAAGCAGGGGGACTGCTCACGTGGAATGAACCGCCGTACCCAGGACGGGGAAGGAATCGACCGGATCATGGTAGACCGGCATCCGGATATGGAAAAGCTGATCAACAAGACTGACTATCTGCACCTGGATATCATCACAGCAAACCTCGGTCTCCTGACTGCAAACATGGAAGTAACCATGGACCGTGTACGCCCACAGCAGAACCGGTTGAGAAAGGCGCTGCAGCAGGTAGCCGATAATTACGATTTCTGCGTGATCGATAATGCTCCGGATATCAATGTGTCGGTGATCAACGCCCTGACTGCCGCAGACGATGTTCTGATCCCGGTAGAAGTAGATGATAACACGCTGGAAGGTATGAACGAGCTTCTGGATCAGATCGATGATGTAAAAGAAGAATTGAATCCGGATCTGGAGAACGTCCGCTGTTTCGTGACAAAATACCAGAAATTCAACCAGGCACACCTGCAGGGAGCGGAGATCATCGAAGAACAGTACCCGATCATGAGAACGAAGATACGCTTTTCTGGTGTAGTAGCAAGGAGCACATTTGTGCGCATGCCTGTAGCCTTGCACAGTCCCAGATCAGCGGCAGCAGAAGACTATGAAACCCTTGTGAATGAGTACCTGGATATGATTGGAGATGAAGACGATGGCGAAATTTGATCTGAAAGGACTTCTCAATGACAGATCAGTCCCGGACCGGCAGCAGGACCAGAAGATCGTATACCGAAATCCAAAAGATCTGATCCCGTCAGAAGAAAACTTCTACAACACAGAGAAGCTTGAAAGGCTGAAACAGTCGATCAAGCTTCTGGGGATCCTTCAACCGCTCCTGATCGAGAACAGGGATGGGAAGGATTACGTTATAGCCGGCCATTGCCGCCGGAAGTGCTGTATCGATCTGCTCAATGAAGGAAATGACAGATTCAGCCGGGTCCCATGCATATATAAGACACACTCCGAACTGGAGCAGGATGCAGGCAAGGAAGACGATATAGTACGCCAGATCATGATCATCCAGGCGAACTGTTACCGTGACAAATCCGACTGGGAAAAAATGACAGAAACGCTCAAGATGGAAGAACTCGTGAAGGAACTCCGTGAGAAGACGCCGATGGAAGGAAAGACCAGGGATATATTAAAAGACCTGATTGGAACGTCAAACGGTCAGCTGGGAAGATATCATGCAATCAACACAAACCTCTGCGAACAGCTGATGTCGGAATTTGAAGAAGACAGGATCAAGATTTCCGTGGCCTATGAAGCGTCCAAGCTCAACAGAGAGTATCAGAAACAGGCCTGTGAGTTATACGAAGAAACAGGAATCCTGACACTGGACGATATCAGAGACCTGTACCGGCAGCAGGAAGCAGAGAAAGGTATTCCTGGCCAGATGACCATCGAAACAGCAACCGGCCAGAACAGACCTCCGGAAGATGATACGGAGATTCCGGCAGAGACACAGATTGAGCGTTTCTATGAGAGCACAAACAAGAACATGAAAAACTACATCATCCAGGAAGACAAGAACATGACCATCTTCATGCTTTCGAACTTGTACGGGTCAGCACGTGTCCGAAACGGACACCTCAATTACCAGGGTTCAACTGCCGGGATCACCTTCAATCCCGGAGGAGTATTTGAACACGAACTGTCCTGGCAGTCCTTAGCTAAGAATCTGATCGGGAAATACGGACATAAGAGACCAGTCAAGATGGCCACAATTAATGCACCGGAACCAGCAATTACACTTACAGAGTCGGAGGCGGTAAAAGCTTTCTGCGAAGCTTATCCAGAGAAATTAAAAACAATCATGAGGATATGCCGAAGGTGCAAAGACAATGGAGAAGCTGCTAAAGCCGTACAACTGGAATTTGCACCATGCGGATTTAGTGCAGTAGGTGGGTATAAAGTAAATTATAGATTCAAGTCATTTTCTGCAGGACTTGAAATTGAAGTGAACAATGAAAAAGTATCAATGAAATACGGACGATTAATTGTAGAAGCAAAGAACCTCTATGATCCATTATCCCCGGAATTTGATGTGGAGTTAAAGAAACCAGAAACAAAAGAGGATGAAGGGCCGGTAAAATGTATCACAGGCCAATCCGGATCTGGATTGTGTGGAGCAGCAGCTTACTGTGACAAAAAATATACCTGTTGTTCTCAGTGCCCGGACGACTGCAACATTCGTTGTGGGTGGATTCCGGAAAAGAGCTGCCAGCCGGCAGTAGAAACACTGGACGAAAAGCAGCAGGAAGACCATTCCGGTGACCCTGCCGAGATGGTAAAACATCTGAGAAATACAGATAAAATCCCCGATGCGTGGCCGGAAGATTTAAAAGATATTCCAATCCCATCGATAACAGCTATTAATGACATTTTAGACGATGCAGAACAGGATTTGAAGGGCTACCTTGCAATTGCAGATGAAAAACTCCCTGCAAAAACAATTTTGAAACATCAGCTCATTGCTGGTGGACTGAGAATTATCAAAAATCTTGTAGAAGATTGTCAGGAAGAACCAGAACAGCCAGAACAGCCACCTCTTCCAGAGATGAGAAACAATGATCAGCGTAAACAGTGGCTGAGGGAATACAAATCTTGGGGGCTCTGGTACACAGACCATCATACTGGAACACGGTACTACAAGTACGATTTCAATAATGGCGCCCGTCTGATAGCAGAAGAATACGATCCGGAGCCAAGAAAAGAAAGCTGGTGGACCCCAACAGAATCATACTCCCTGCATCTTGTAGGCGGACCGGAACCAGAAAGGTCTGGGGGCGTACCGAAATGGACATACCATTCGAAATATCACAAATTCCCGAACTCAGAAACAGAGCTGGTTGAATTCCTGAAGGAGGTACAGAAAAATGGCAAAGCTTGATCAGTATATGCAGGGCCGTACAGAGGGCATGGAACTGGCACTGCGTATAGCAAAAGACAAAGGAATTGAGGAACTGGAAAAAGAAGTCCGCTTCCGGCAAAAAACAGGAATCAGCCTGAATGTGACCAGGCAGGAGCTGAATAAAGCCAGTAACAAGATCAAAGGCGTTCGGCTTCGGAAAGCAGAGATGTGAACGCTATATGAAAAAAATGGAAGAAGGCGCAAGATACCTTATGGATGATCTGGCCACCTGGGATGATTATTCGAAAGAAGTAGAAAAACAGCTAGGTATCAAGATAGAGATCCACTGGAATGATTAAGGGTGTTTTCGAAAAAACGATTAACATATAAACCCATCAGTCCTGCCGCATGAGCCTGTCAGAAATGCGGCAGGGGAAAGGAGGGTGTCCGATTCGGACACATTGAAAAATGTTATTTCCAAAAAAACAGAAAAGTAAGAAAAAGAGGATGCGCCACCCGGCCAGCATCCTACACGATAAAAACAGCAGGACTTGTTATCTCTGTGTAGTACTCCACGACAACTGGAACGAACACAGGATCCTGGATGAGCACCATATATTCGGAGGGCCGAACCGGAAGAACTCCGAGGAATATGGCCTGAAAGTATACTTGTGTCATGACCATCACATCTACGGTCCGGAAGCAGTGCACAACAACGCCCGGATCCGCCACGAATTACAGCGGACAGCACAGAGACTATTTGAAAAGCAGCACAGTCACAAAGAGTTCATGGAGATATTCGGCCGGAACTATCTGGACCTGGTAGAGATAGGGGAAAACAGTGAGAAAGAGAATGAACCTGTATAAGGTGGTAGATCAGGATGGAAAGCAAGTATTTGAAGACCTGCTGATAGCCAGAGAGGTCACAGAAAAGACTGGCTGCACAAAGAACAACGTAGCCCAGGCAGCAGCAAATTTTGCTCTTGTGAACAAGAAATACCGGATCATTCCGGAGGATATCAAACTGAGTAAGACTTTAGACGTTGAGCTCCTGGCAGAATGGGACAGATACCGGAAGTGGATGCTGAGGGCAGCAGGGAGGGAAGTATGAATAAGAGACAAAAAAAGAAGTTGTTTAAGAAAAGAGCAGGATTCTATCCGCCGGGAGGTCCCGACGTTTTGAGATTTCAGATCTGGACCAGAATTGGAATGACAAAAAGCAAGTGGAAGAAGTTCAATGAGACGCTGAAAGAAATTTTTGAAACAACAGAATATGACCATAATACCAGAAATGTAGAGAATTTCAATTGACTGATGAGAAAGAGATGGAATAAAAATGGCAATCAAAAGAACTGTAGAAACAGATGTATACTGTGATATCTGTGGAGAATGGATTACAGGTTGGAAATTTAATGACACAGGAGTCAGCAAAATTTGGGCAGCAGCATTTGTGAGAGAGAAAGGCTGCACAGTTGGAAAAAAGGTTATTTGCAGAGAATGCAGGATCAAGAAAAGAATCCAGATATGCAGCATACAGCGCAAGATTGGAAGCGCAGGAATAGATAGCAATGGAATGTGCCTAGGGTTCGGAAGCGAAAAATGTAAACGGTGCTTTGCATGCACATCCTATGAACAGAAGGAGACGTTATGAAAAAAAGTTGGTCAGAATTGACAGAAGCTGAGATTAACAAAAATAAAAAAAGCACCTGTGAAAAATGCCTGTACTTTTCCAGAGACGGAGGAACGACCACAACCGGTTCCAGACATTGCGAATATCTCCTGATAGTAGGCCACCGTAGAGGGTGTAGCCCTCTGGAGTGCAAGAAGAAAGGAATTTTCAGAGCAAGACCAACTGGCAGGAGAAGAATAAATAGAGCATTCACGACATCGTAAAAGGAGCGAAATGAAAAAATGGAAAACACATGTAAAACCTGTATCAACAACGATGATGGCCTTTGCGATCACAGAGGAATCCTTGTAGAAGACGAAGATTCCTGCGAGCATCACTTGGCAGCAGGAAAGAAGGTGTGAAATGAGTTATAAGAACAACGAAGGATATCCAGATCCTACAGCTGGAAAGGCAGTCCGGTCAGCGGGGAGGATGCCGACGCACATCTATAATGCCTTTTGCGTTCTGAACAATACAGCAGGTCTGCTGGGATTAGAGATTACAGGACTGAGGGATAAAAAAACAGGTCGTGAATGGCCACAGAGGAGGTGAGAACGATGTGGGTAATATTTCTTGGTTCCGGTATGGTGTTCGGAATCGCAGCCCTGGTGCTGGCCTGGATAGGAAGCAGAGTGATCCTGTCGATCAGGCGGCAGCAGAAGAAATTCGAGATTGAAGATGA